CGTCCATGCTGTTAGACAGCGGAGTACGGACAAAGTGCTTCATACCGTTGGGTACGTCAGTGGTCAGGAACCAAGCGTTGGTGTCGGTCAAGAAGTGGTTAATGCAATATCCATCAGGAATAGAGCCATTGTTCTTGATCGCGTTCACATCGTTGTCAGTGGTGCCGACGCGGAGTTCGGTTTCCAACAGACGGGTTGCAACGAATTGCAACTGAGGAGGAACGACCAATTTCTTGGGCTTAGCTGCGATCAACAAGCCACGCTCATCCGTCCACAAACTAATTTGAATAACTGCGTTTTCCAACGAAGTCTCATTCAAGTCAGCAGCGGTCGTAGGAATGTTGCTGTTGGTGCCGCCAGAAACCAGCGGGTGGCTGGCGCTAAACAATGCAACACCATCACCGCCGGTATAGGACGATGAGAAGCCATTGTTCAACACGGCAGCAGCTTTAACCTGCTTGGTGTAGGCCATAGCACGAGCCAAAGCTTTGGTGTAACGAGCAGACAGGCTGTCGTACAGGTTGTCCTCGATGGCCTCTTCGGTCAGCGAGAAACCCAAAGCAATGGTTTCGTGGGTGTAGCGGGCAGTCCAAGCTTCTTGACCATTGTCATATGCAATGGCGGAGCCTTCGTTCTTCACCGGGGCGGCGTTGAATCCAGACAGCTTGGTTTCCTCTTCGAAAGAACGCTCAGAAGTCTCAGTCTCATAGATTTCTTTGTGTTCTTGCCCGTACTGTGCATACTCCAAACCGAACAAAGCGTTCAAGCCTGGGAGCAGCTCTTTCAATAGTTGTGCGCGTGAAATTGCCATTTTATATTACTCCTTAAACGCCAGTGGTACTGGTGTACTGGTGCAAGTTGAACTTGACCAAAAATTCGAAATAAGTCGTGGCAGCTACACCAGCGGGGCCGGTAGCAGTATCAGGCACAACATCGATTACGCGAACTGGCAGCGTATTGGTAGTAGCGGCTGAAGTGCCGTCAATACCGTAGTACGAATCACCAGTAGCAGTCGAACCCGTAGCAACAGAAATTGCCACGTTAGAGCCAACAATCGCTCGGGTGAACGCATTGGGGACAGTGGTTTGACCATTGGTTGCAACAACCCGGAAGATTGCATTGGGATCATCCACAACATAGCCAAAAGCCATGGCGGTGGAAGTCGATTGCAGAGCCGGGTAATACTGACCTTGAACGGTTTGACCGCTTGAGTTCACGTACTGGCAACCAACCAACACACCAACGTTAGTACCAGTATCAGTGGTACTGCCAGCAACCAGATAACCACTGGTGTCAACTTTGACGGTGTCACCATTGAGGATAGCAGTTGCGTAGGCTGGTGCTACGGGGATTTGACGGATCGCTCCGGCGTAAGGTAGTCCATCCAATCGGTTGATTGGTTTGAATCCATACGTCTTGCTGACGGTGGGATAAGCCATTTTAAAGCTCCAAAAAGATTATGAAGGTCTTCCAGAAGATACCGTGGTTTTGCCTTCTTTGAAGATAGGCATCCGGGCATCGCTCTGACGCATCAAATTGTTATCTACAGCCCTTGTCTGCGCGTCTGTTTGCTTTTGGAAATGTGCATTTCGCTGGGCAACAAAATCAGTAGGAGTCTTGCAAAGTAACAATCCGCCGATTTCAATGTTGTCTTTGTATCGACTAGTTGGATCGACTAGCAGTCTGAATTTGGGTTGCTCCTCAATACGAACCGGCTCCCAACCTTCGCGGATTTTGGCCGAAAAGTTACGCGGGTCTGGTTGATTTAAGTTTGCAACACGAATCCAACGGTAATTGAAGCCAGCCTCTTTGTCAGGCTCAGGGAGTAATTCCGCTTGCGACCACTGCTGGGGACGCTCGTAGAACTCTCGGGTATCAATTTCACGGGGTGTTCGGGTATTAGCCATTTTGGTTCTCCAGTTTTTTCAATTCAATTGCGTATTGTTCAGGTGTTAAGCCCAACTTTTTTGCTAAGTTAAGCTGGCTCGTTCTTAGCTTCACTTTGTTTGAAGCCGTAGATCTCATTGCCGGTGCGACCACACTAGGTGCTCTCTTTGCCTGACCCTCCGTTATTGACTGATTTTCAACTGGCTCCCCAAAAACTTCAGGGAAACGTTTCCGCATTGTTTTGTCCAATGCTTTGTAGTACTCCGCAGAACCAACCTCAACCCCATTGTCTCTAAGTTCTTCGTGAAGACCAAGAGCAAATGCACTCATTCCTTTATTAGTGCCAAACCAAGGATTGCGCTTTTGCCACGCTTTTGCCGTTGGATCTGGCTCAGGAACATCCTGCACTTGAGCGGGTTGATACTGCTCAGGAATGGTTTGTACCTCATTTTGCTGCTCTTGTAAAGCAGGCATTTTGAAGTTTTTGGCCTGCATAAGGCGCATATTAGCCTCTTGCATGGCTTGCTGGGCGTCCATTTGCTTGTCCACATCGCCTGATTCATAGGCTTCGCGGTAGGCTTTTTTGGCCATTTCAAGCTGTAAAGACGCCGTATTTTGGATAGATTGAACGTATTCTTTCTCGCCGGCCTGCAAAACTCCACGGATTTTCTTGTTTTCATCCATCAAACGCCGGGCTAAAGTGACAGCTTCATGCTGTTCCCGTAGGGCAGACTCCTTTTCCCTGCGTTCGTCGTGGTAAACCTTCCGCATTTGAAGAATTTTTGCCTTGACATCATCATCATAAGCCTCTAATTCGTCTTTTTCCAGCTTTTCAACGATCTCCTTGGGCATTGGCTTGCGATTTCTGTCCTCCGCCGGGGTATCGTCTTCAATTTCTATCTCAATCTCAGTCGATTCTTCCTCATTCTTAGGTTTATTTTGATCAACCTCGTCAGGGAATTTGAATTCAGTTTCGTCCATTTTGTGGGACTCCTATTAGTTAGCGCGTTTGATGCCGCGGGGATCTTGAACCACAGCTTCCACAGAATCATCGTTGATCATGCGGAACTCTTTACCGTGAATAAGCAATCTGGTGCCCGCGTGTGGACGGACAATCACAAAATCACCTTGTTTACACCACGGGCCGCTTGGAAAACGGGTCGCATCTTTGTAGCAATCAGGCCCAACTTCAACTACAAATAGAACTGTTGCCAGCTTTTCTTCGTAGTTAACTGTTTCCCCTGCTTTAATGATGCCGCTGTCGTATTCTTTGTCCACTTCTGGGATGGCACAAAGGATTCGATAGCCAGATGGCTTAGGCAGTTGCCTAGCTTTTTCTTCCGCTGTGGCCTCGTATTGATAAGAACCAACAACTTCAGGACGATCGGGGTTTGTGCCGATCAAAATTTCATTCATCCATTTTCTCCAAGGTTTGCTTCAGGTCTAATGTGTATCCCCTCGCGGTCAGCAGACCCTTAATCTCACCGCAAAGTCTTTTGTATTCCTCAAATGTTTCGGCTCTTCCTTCTGACAGAAAATCCTTCAGTTGAGAAACTTTATCGTCTGTTTGTTTGACGATTACATCTAACGCATCCATTAATCACCTTTTTGTTTGGGTTTTGTAAACGCTGCCTTCAATCCATCGGCCAAGAGTTTTTTATTGGTCATTTCTTTTTCATGCGTTTTGTCCGTAGAATTTTTTAAGAAATCAACGCCAATCTTTACAACTTCCATTTTTCGTTCATTTTGTATGTTGAGAGCGGTCTTCACCTTATCGTTTTGAATGCGCTTCTCTTCAATTTCTTTTTGCGTTTGTATCCGCATAGACTCAATTTGCTGCTGGTTCTGTTTAAGTTTAATATCTGCCGCATCCTTAACCGTTTTTCGCTGTTGCTCCGCTTGCTTAATCTGCAACTCTTGTTGTTGCATTTGAACAATAGGATCTTGAGCTTGCTGTTGAGCTTGTTGTTGTGCAGCTTGTGATTGGTTCTGAGCCAACAAACGTTGAGCCGCTTGTGCCAGCATTGGAGCCAACCTAGCTTCAACTTCTGGAGACATATGAACTTCCTCGCCAGACTCATCCATCTGCGGCGGCAGGTTCATGCCAAGTTGCAATTCAATCTGCTTCCTGTATTCAAATCCCAGGTGTTCATTGATATGACTCATCATCGCGGCCTGCAACTGCTGAGCCATTGGGTTTCCCTGTAGCAACTGCATGATCTTTGGATCTTGCAAAGCAGACATATGAACCGTAATGTGCGCTTGGTGATCTTGATACAAGAATGCCTTAACAGGCTTCATCATCAAGATGTTTTGGTTCTCACTGACAGGATCTTCTGGCTTGCGGTCATCGTCCATCGGTATAAGTTTCTGAGCATTCTTAATGCCCATCACTTCCAACATTTGACGATGCAACAGTGGCATGTTGTACATCTGTGGCGCGCCTTGGGCCAACTGCAACACAGCTTGATACTGCACAATCTTTTGCGCCATCGTTGACGCATTAGGATCGCTGACAGGGATAACATCAACCTTGTCGTAATCAGATTTCTTAGCCGAGGGTGTGCCTTCTTCGGGAACATAATCATAGTCATCAGGCGTGTAATCACGAATGATGTCTTTAATCAAGCCCAACTCTTCTTTCATTGCAAAGTGAATGCGCGCCTGAACAGCGGACATCACTTTAAGAGTCTGTTCCAAAAGAGCCAGCGTCGTACCAACAGGTGCGTTGGCAGACATATCGCTAACATTCAAATCAGCCGTATTTGCAAACCGGCGACCATCTTCAATGATCTGTTGCAACAACTGATACAAAGTCTGACTTGGTTCTTTGTAAGGCAAGGTCATCAAGTTATCTTTGATGCTGCCACTAGGAACGTCCACATCCCTAAACTCACCTGGAGCAATAGGTGTATCGTCACCTTTCACTCTCAGCCCGCGGGTTTTAAATCCACCCGGCAAGTTAGATAGCGTGCCCGCATCAACCAACTGGCGCAACAATGAAGTGCCCGATTTGGCAAAGGCTCCAATCAAATGGATCAATCCAAAAGCATAGAAACCAAACCCAGGTATATACGGGTAGTGAACAAAGTGCGTTCTCTTATGGCACTTCTTATCTTCCTGTTTCCAATTCCGGCGGATAGCTAACACATTGCCGCTGCTCTTATCAATCGTTACGATATAAGGCAACGCCAGTCCAGTTTCTTCGCCGTCTTCCTTGTGTTCAAACCCCTTGATATCAAGGTCAACATTCATCTCAAGAATCTTGAACCGATCATCTGATGTAGCTCTAAAGCCCATCTTCTCAGCAATCTTTTTCTCAACCTCATCCAATGCAGTCTCTGGCGTGCCTAGATCAATATCTCTCCAAAACCCTGCAACCTGCAATCGCTTAACTTCATTCTCTGTCTTACGCATAACGTGCGTAATACGCGGCGCAGACTGCAAATTACTCGCGCCATAAGGCACAACCAAATCTTCTGCCGGCACAAATATAGAAGCCTCTCTCTCAAGATACGGGTCATAGTAGATCTTCTTGAAAGCATTACCAGCTAGGCCCAAGCCCCACAACATACGCTCATGCTCAGGCCGGTACTCTTTATTCTTTACCGTCAATCGGTAATTCATATCTGCCGCCACACGCATGGACGCATCTTTAGTCTCTGGCGTTTCCTTGCCAATGATCTGCGTCTTTACAGGGCCAGCCGCTGGAAACGTAGACATAATTGCGTCCGACTGAAAACGCACCAACGCCTCAGATAAGAGCGGGTGATACACACCACAAGCTCCCTCCCACGGCTCACTGCGTTCCTCAATCTTCAATCCCAACAACTCCAAACCATCTACATAGGTTTGTAGCCAGTCCTTACGTGAGGATATGTCTTCTTCAAACTCGCCCAACAACTCACCAGACAACTCTTCTAAATAGCCTTCATCCAAATGCTCGGCCAAGTTAGCATCAAACTCGTCCCCGCCTTCATCTTCTTTACCAATCAAAATCTCCAGCCCGTCCATTCCAATTGTTACAGACTCCGGGTCTTCAATCTCAATCTCAATTTCAGGCGGCCCCTCTTCTAGAGCCTCAATACCTAAAGGTGCTTGATACAGAGATTTGTCCATGTTTGTGGCCATTGGTGTTCCTTAATAGTATGCGTAGGATCTACGCGATCTTGGCTCGTCTTTTTCATCGGTATCTAACCGCAAAAACCCGCCCTGCCGAAATCGAATCAATGCTTGGGTGCTTGAGTCCACCAAGTCATCATGTGATGAGTTTGGAAATGATGCCATCTGTTCAATTACTTCATAAGCCCACTTCTTATCAGGTGCCCACACTTTACCCGATTTGAATAGATCAGTCACGGAATTCAACCGCACAAACTTATCATTCCCCCGTGTAGGTGTGAACTCAGATACAGATATACCCATTCTCCTCAACTCAAAGATCAACGGAGATCCAGCCGCCTTAGCCTCCACAATAAAAGCATCCGGCTCCCACTCATGGTACAACTCCTGAGCCTTAGCCTTTAATTCAGGAAATTCCATCCTCTCCTGAAACGCATCCAGCAAAATTACATTTACATCATTCGGGTCTTCGTTCATATAGAACACCCCCCAGGTCGTACAGGCCGAATAGTCACTCCGCTCATTCTTAGTAAAAGCCGTGTCCCAACTCTGTATCAAAAACTCACAAGCCGGCGGTCTTTCCTTATCCCATACCTTCCACCACTCCCTCTTAACAATAGCACCCTCTTCCCCCGTCGGCTTTTGCTGGTACTGAGCATTCCACTTCCCAGCCGGCAACTCCTCCTTCAAAGCCGCCAACTCGTCCAAACTCCAAAACTCAGGCCACAACGGCTTACCCGACGGCAATATCGCAGGCAACTCAATCAAATCCCACTGTTCCCCCGTCTGCCTCTGGATCGCATCCTTCAATACCCGACCCGTCAAATCTCCATCCGCCCACCGAGTCATCACAATAACAATCGTCCCGCCCGGCTGTAAACGCTGCCGTGGCCCAGACGTATACCACTCATACACCTTCTGGTAAACATCCGCGTTATGTGCCGCCGCCGCAGCCTCCTGCTCACTGTGCGGATCATCAATAATTAAAAGGTCAGCACCCTTACCTGTTACTGTACCCCCCACACCAATAGCAAAATATTCCCCCCCTTCGTTAGTAGCCCACCGGCCAGCAGCCTTACTATCCTGCCTCAAATGCACCCCAGGAAATACCCGCGCATAAGCCTCACTACCAACCAAGTTCCTAACCTTGCGCCCAAACCCCACAGCCAGTTCCGCCGTGTTCGAACACTGAATCACCTTCTTCTTAGGAAATTTCCCCAAGTACCAAGACGGCAACAAATAAGAAGCAAACTCCGACTTCGTATGCCGCGGTGGCATGTTAATAATCACACGTTTTATCTTCCCACTAGCCACATCCTCAAACTTCTTGGCCATCAAAGCATGATGCCGGCCATGTATAAACCCAGGCCACATCATCCCAACATAGTCCATAAAAGTACCCTGCGCCTTCTCCCTCTCCACCGCCGCTTGGTAAACCTTTATCTCCTCTATCAACTTCTCATACTGAGCCGGATCTAACCCACTCAGCATCTCCTCCAATGAATCACTCATTCAACTTTCCTAAAGTTAATGTACACAGGCCGGATCGTCCTACCCCTATTCTTCAATCTCTTCAATACCCCCAACTCCACCAGCCGATCCACCAATCTCGCAGTGTTTCCAATCCCACCCTTACCCCTCATATCCATAATATCCCTCAACGACGGACTACTGTGAAACCTCTTCCACCACTCATCCACAATCACAAATACCTCCCTCTGAGCCGGACTCATATTTACCCCCAAACATTCCTCAAAACTAGTCCTACGCCGCGGTGACATCGCCCGATTAATTAAAATCTGCCTGGCAACGTTGCCACCCTGCGTTTTCATGTTACTTAAAAGTTCCAAAAATATACCCCCCACTAGTTCATTCTGTTTTGTTTAGGGGGGTGTTTTCTGTAGATTTCCACTGGGCGTCAGGAATCTGTAAGTTAGGGGGAGGGGGGTCAGATTCTAGAAGTGATTCAGTGTGTGGAATAGTATGTAAGGGTTGAGTGGGACTCCAAACGGGATTCGGGGCGGTGGGGGTCGCTTCCTCGGTTGCCATCAAATCGTCTTGGGATAGGGTCAACTCTTTGATCAGCGCGTTAGCATCGCGCGCCGTTGCGTCCGTTGCTGTGCTGGTCATCAGGGTTCGAAGCTTTGCCAATAGCTCGGTCTTAGCGTCACCACTTGATTTAATCGTGTGCACTTCGCGCCGCTCTGTGAAAGCCGCAACCTCTGTAACAGTGCCCAGCACCTTAGCCGCTTGCACCTTGGTGGCATGCTTTGCATCCGGGTCGATGACCACTTGAACCAGAGAATGGATCACAAGGTCCCTCAATTGCTGGGGCGTGTGATATTCCGCCGCCTGATTAGCCAACCTGAAGGCTTCGATGGTCGCCTTTATTCCATCATGTTTTTTAAGTGCATATGCATGATTACCCGCGGTCTTGGGTTTCCCCTTGGACTTATAAGCCTCCCGGTAAGCGCTGGCACCAGTAGCACCATCCGCCACTAAACGAGCAAACTGTTTTTGCTTATGGGTAAGCTCTCCCGGAACGCTTAGTATCCTATCCATTGGGATAGTATCCAATGCTTCGCGCACTTGCTTTCGATTCATAGCCATAACTGCCCCGCTTCGCTATTGTTTACCCGCGCCCATTATAGGAACAAACCGGGAAACTGTCACCTATGCGACACGGCAGCGGTTTTGTGTCACCTAGGCGACAGGCCTGGCAGGGTTTACATGAGAGTATCCAGCCCATGGGACGCACCCATAGACTGACCCAGTAAAGGGTAAACAACAGAGGAAACCATGAACAAATCGACTCTAAACAAAGCACAACGCAGGGATATAGACACCCTACACAGAACGATTCACTTCGGTGCTAATCATGCCGCCCGAGTGTTATCAGTACTGCACCGCTCCGCGCCAAAGAAAAGCCAGCAAGCCGAAATATTGGCCCTTGCTATCAGCTTAGGGGTTAACACAAATCCAGAATTCATCATCTCCGACACTTTTGCAACCATTTGAAATGGCCACACCATGAAAACCCAACGAATGAAATTTCACACCGACCCCGGCCATGGCTGGCTTGAAGTCAGCCGCGCCGACCTTGACGCCTTGGGCATCACTTCAAAGATCACACCCTACAGCTTTCAAAAGGCCGACCGGGTCTACCTTGAAGAAGACATAGACGCCGGGTTATACATGGAAACGGCCCGAGCCGCCGGGTATCGCCTGACCCTTGATTCAAACCACCACAGCAACGACTATTCCCCGATTCGCGACTTTCCCCGCTTTGCACCATGAAAGACCAAACCATGAACCAATTATTCTCACCCGATGAACTTGCCGACATTGTCGATACGCTCGCAGACATCCGCGCCAAAATTGCCGACCTTAAAACAAGCGAAGACACCTATAAAGCCGCACTAATCGCCGCTGAAGTCCAAGCCGTAGACGGAACCCTACACCGCGCCACAGTAAGCGAAACCTACAGAACCGCCACCGACTGGCAAGCAATCGCCCGAAAGCTTGAACCATCCGCCCAGCTTATCCGCGCCCACACCACCACCGCCACAGAGCCCACCTACACAGTCCGGGTAACCGCACGGAAAGCCACAGCATGAAACCGCAAATTATGGTTATCGTCCGCAAGGTTTACGGAAACCCTGTCATTTATCCCGCTTGCGATCAATCGCGCACTTTCGCCCAGCTTGCCGGGACAAAAACGCTCACCCTTCAAAGCTTGAAAAAAATCAAAGCCTTAGGTTATGAAATCAGCGAAAAACTCGACCCCTCACCCCTTGACGCATTGAAGGCCACACCATGAAAAACAAACCATTGGGATTTATTGCCTACGAAGGCCCGAGCCGCATCGATGGCGCGCCCATCGTTGTCATTGTCACCGCCTTGAAATCTAGCGACAACGACAAAACCGGGAATTTAGCGCAAAGCTTTATTCTCTGCGCTGATGTTG